CGAAGCTGAAGCTATCAGGCTTGGCGCTATTATTCTATCGGCTGAACCGTGGTCAGAAGGTTACAGCGAAGACCCTGTTACGCATGCCAAACTTCTGAGGCAGGAATCGAAGCTTGACCTCATCATACGGCGCTTTCTCCACGACCTCTCAAAGCGGTCTAGTGAAATTATCAACTGGAATGCCTACTATGACCTGAAGCGCCAGAAGTTCGCTCAGGCGCAAGATTATGGTATCGAAGTTATTATCAACGATAAACCGCTGGAAGACAGCGACGGCACTTTCATCAAGCTCACCCTTGAGACAGTTACTGATATAACCGCGTTGGGCGCTCAAGCTGGTCAGACGATCTATAATATACCGCTCGGACTCAGGAGCACTAGCGCAATCATCCAGCAGCTCGGCAAGGACCGTGTGGCCGCCCTCGTCGGCAAAAAGATACTTGAAGACGGCAGTATCGTCGATAACCCTAAATCTGATCTCAATATCCTTGAAACGACGAGAGATGACATTATCGAGTCGATCAAAACCAGCCTGACGCTCGGTGAGGACATCCAGACGGCATCAAAACGCCTTGAGACGGTTATCAACGATCCGGACCGCGCAAAGCTCATTGCCCAGACTGAGTCAGTTAACGGATATCAGGCAGGTATGGCACAGTTCGCTCACGATAGCGGTGCGCTTGGTAAGCAGTGGCGAGATAATGGCGCGAAGGATGTCTGTGCGACCAACACTGCGCTCGGCCCAGTGCCGATTGATTATGACTATGGCGGTTATACCGAGCCAACAGCCCACCCTCGCTGCCGCTGCAGTATGCGCTACCTCTACAAGAACGAATGGGACAAGATAGACCACTAACAGCCTTACGCTGGAGTGGTCTTTTCTACTTTGGCCATACGTTTGTAGTGTTTTGCCAGCAGGTCGTTAATCAACCCTCCGGCATTCGGCTCTTTTACAAGCAGAGCTAAGTTTTCTTTTGTGAAATATATCGTTCTATTTGGCATTTATGGTATCAGTTTAGCATAACTACTAACGATAGTTATAACTATATATAGTAATGTTATGAGGTTATTGACAAGCACAAGCGACTCGAAGAGAATAAGAAGCAATATGGCTGTATGGTCCACCGCTTATGTAGATAGCTTACCCAATTCAAGCTTTGCCTGGGTTGACAAAGATGGCAATCGTCACCTCCCTTATAAAGATAAAGACGGCAATATCGATCACAGCCACACCGCCAATGCCCTCGCCCGACTTAATCAGGTTCAGGGGATGTCCGATAGCGAGCGAGCGAGCGTCAAAGCGAAACTGGAAGCAGCGCTCGGCAAGACGAAAGCCTCGATCAGTGATGAACGAATTTCTTTGAGCATTTCTTCGATTAAGCTGGATGCAAATGGTGAACTGCCGACACGCATCCCTCTTTTTGTCACTGGCAACTGGCCGAACTCTGTCAAAGGTAAGTTCTCGGTTGATCTTAACGATCTCAAGCAGATAAAGGCCAACTTTGACAAAGGCATCGGCTTTCCTACTGATGACGCTTCAACAGGTCTCGCTATTGATTTCAAACACGAGTATCAAGACATGGCTGGTGCCTGGATCAAAGGGCTTGAGCTTGATGCTAACGAAGAGACAGGCCAAGGCACGCTATATGCCGATCCTGTCGAGTGGACAGATGAGGGTGAAGCAGCCGTCAAAGGCGGCCGTTTCAAATGCATTAGTCCAATGGGCTACTTCGGTAGGAGAGAGGGTAAGTTCAGTCTCTGGTCAAACCCCACCAACCTCAAACAACAGATAGCAAACGTCCTCGAAGGCGCTGGCCTGACGAATATTCCATTCCTGCGAGGCATGGCACCTATCCGCGCTTCAGCCGAGGTTGAGGATGATCCAGACTATGTAGTAATAAGCAAAAATAAGGAGAGCAAAATGAATTTAGACGCACTACGCGTAAAAGACAAGGACCAGTTGACTGCTGAGGAAGTTACCTTTTTGACCGAGCATCGCAGCGAGATGTCTGCCGATGAATTGAAGAAGTTTGGTCTGGAAGCAGACAAACCAACCCCAGCCGACACTCTGAGCACTGAGGACCGCGATCTGCTTGATGCGATCCACACTGGCAAAAAGAAAGTTGTTGATGCAACTGTTCTTTCAAGACTTGACAAGCTCGACGCCCTCGAAGCAACTGCCGAGGAATACAAGCAAGAGAAGGCTAAACAGATCGTACTGAGCCACATTAAGCGCGGTGCTGTTAAGCCGGTCGAGGAAGAAAACACAGTCAAAATGCTGCTATCGCTTGAGGGTGACGCTCGCAAGAGCTTTGAATCTCACCTGAATGCTCTCCCAAGTAACGAACTATTATCTGAAGAGTACGGCCACAAAGACGACGTTGTCGTAACTGATGTGGTTGAAGAGCTGGACAAAAAAGCTGCCGAGATCGTAGAGAAGGCGAAAACTGAAGGCCGTGCTATCACCTACGGACAAGCCCAGCGTGAAGCACTGAGTCGTGACAACGACCTGAACGCCCGCTACGAAGAGTATAGAAAACAACAACAGTAATTTATAAAACGGAGAATATATCATGGCATCAGTCACACAAGGTAATTACATCACCGCGAAGGCATCGGCCGACCTTTCGCAGAAACGCTACTACATCGCTAAGCTCGACAGCAACGGCAACGCCGCTCTTGCTACATCTTCGGGCGATGAGATCTCAGGCGTCCTCGACGACGTTCCACAGGCTGCCGCTACAAGCGGAGGCTCGTTCGCTGGCTTGTGCTCAATCAAGCACATCAGCGCAAATGGCACCGGTAAAGTTATTGCTGGCGGCACGATTGCAAAAGGCGCTTACATCACCTCTGATGGTAACGGTAAGGCCGTTGCAGCTACCCAGACTGCAGGTGGTTCGCAGCCAGCAGTCCGTGTGTTCGGTCGGGCACGCGTAGCTGCAGTTGCAGGTGACGTCTTTGAATTTGAACACTGCTACTTCCTGTTCTAAAGGCAAATAAGAGAAATATAAATAAGGAAACCTATAAGACATGAACGGCCAATTATACGTAGTACCTGAGCTGACAAGTACTTTTCAGCAGTGGGTAAACAATTCCAACAACTTCATCGGTAAATTCATTTTTCCAGAAGTCGTAGTGCCAAATGAACGCTTCCTGGTCTGGAGCGCTGGTAAGGAGCATTTAACAATCCCGAGTAGCACTTACCGCTTTGGTCGTGCAAGGGCAAACGAAGTTACCTACAGCCGTAACACTACTGAGAAGGGACCGCTCAACGAGCGCGCACTTTCCGACTTCATTACTGAACGCCAGTATAAGCTCGGTGGCAGCTCACTCAGCGTCGAAACCCAGACGGTTGAGGGTATCGCTTCACAGATGGAACTGGTTGATGAGAAAGCCCTGGCTGATACGCTGGCTGACACCAATGTTGTCACGCACTACCTGACAAAATCAGGTACAGGCCAGTGGAGCGACTATGGTAACTCTAACCCATTTTCAGATATCACCTACATGGTTCAGCAGCAGGCGCTTAACTCGCCTATGCCAGCGAACACATGCTGGATGGACTGGTTGACCTGGTTGCAGATCATTAACCACCCAGACTTCCTGACTCGCCTCAACATTGCGGCTGACCGAAGCATGACGCAGGAACAGTTCCTGAAACTGTTAGCACCATATGGTATCGAGAAGCTCTACATTGCAAAGTCTACATACAACACTGCCGCAGAAGGCCAGACCGCTTCTATGGGTCGCGTTTGGGGTAAACACTTCTGGATTGGCTACGTTACTGATACGCCAGGACAGCAGCAGATCAACGGTGGCTATAAGTTCCGTCTTGACGGCGCTCGCAAAGTCACTCGTGAGCAGAAGAACAACCCTGCTGGTTCTGAAATCGTTAACGGTGATACTTACGACTACCTGCTTCTGTCTTCAGACGTTTACTTCATGCTACAAAACGTAATCGCTTAAAGGGGGTCATATGGCATTAGACAAACCAATTTCCCCACGGCTGGTCTATAGAGAGATTCAGACGCCAGGCGGCTATATCCGTCGCCAAGTCTGGAGCGCTCCGCTCGCTGCCAGTGCAACAGCAATCATCAGCGCTCATGCGCTTGATGGTTCAACGCTGACTACTTTTGTTGCTCAGCCCGATAAGCCACGCAACGTCCAGATCGTTGCATCTGGGTCCACCACGGCAAACGTCACCATTAACGGTACAAACATAAGAGGCGACTCTATCAGCGAGACGTTAGCGCTTAACGGGACCACTCCCGTAATCGGCAATCACGCGTTCGCCTCGATCACATCGATTGTACTGCCAACTGTCGGCGCTACGACGATCAACGTCGGTACTGGCGTCAAGCTTGGTCTTGATCGCCGCATGGCAGAAGCTTCGGTCATTGACGCTTACACTGATGGCGTCCGAGAGACAACAGCCGCTACAGTCGCATTCAGCGCTACTACGACATCACTGAACACCGTATCGACCAACACCGCACCAAACGGCACACGTAACTTCTCGGTCATATTCGTAACAACTGAAGTAACTGATAAATCAGGCACCACGAGCTAAGGAGGCATATGTTACAAAGATATATCGTTGAAGGCATGCTCGACCACGACAGGGTTATCTATAAGACTGGCGACACTCTCACACTTGAGGATGCTCAGGCTGAACCACTCCTTGCAATTGGTCGTGTAAAGCCTGCCGCAGAGGACATCACGCCTCCAGCCAACCAAGAGCAGCCCGCTGCCCCTGCACAAGAAATGGTAGCCGAGAAGCCAGAAACTGACACCACTAAGGAACAAATGACAAACGAAGAGATCCCAACCGAAGCACCACGCATTCGCCCCGAGCAGCCTGCCGCACCGGCAGCTCCGTCCGAGCAACCCACTCCTGAAGAAGTAGAAGCAACCGCTAAAGAGGTTCAATAAAAAGTAAATGATACTCGGCAGATACGGAATACGGCGACCGAAGTACTCGATAGCCCTGACGCACGGTGCGGGTGCCAACACTGCCACTGCGACTGATACCCAGTACGGTATCTTGCGCGAGGTAATCATCAAGACTCCAACTACCGTTGACGGCTCGGCCACTGTGACCGTCAATATCCTGGACTCTGATGGCTTTACTATTTACACCAAGAGCGGCGTAGCAGCCAATACGACGAGCATAAACCTGTTAACTAACGATCAGCGAGTGCCGATCAGTGGCAGTTACACGGTCCAGGTCGTTTTCAGCGCTAATCAGACGGCTACCGACACGACAACAGTAGTAGTGCTATTAATAGAAAGCTAAAAGGAATAAACATGCCTACAACGAAAATTTATGAGAATACGACAGACCAGCCGGTCAATGTTATCGGTGTAGGTATTATTCCAGCACATGACCGCATCAGTATCACTACTGAGTTTCATATGCCGGTCAATCTAGCTAACTATCCTGGCGTTATTGATGTGCTAGCTGAAGAAGCCAAAGACATCCCAGCACAAGCGCCTGTCTCCGCTCCAGCTCCAGAATCACCAGCGTCACAGGCCGATTTACAAACAGAAAGAACGGAGGAGGGGCAATAATGTCAGTAGAGTTAAAAGTACCGGGCGTCGGCCGAGTCGGCCTGAAGAGTCCTATCTATCACGAGAAAGCAGGCTACGGCTCTGGTCGTTTCGATATCTCAGGTAATGGAGTGCCGACTGGCCACTTGAGCGCTATTGTGTTCGATAAAGACGGAAAACCAAAGAAGGCAGCTCAGACTATGAGCTTCTGGGGACGCTTCTGGGGTAACATCCGTGGTGGCGACCAACGCATCGACCTTGGTTCTGGTCTTGTTACCAATGTTGGCGTGCTGGCAATGGCTAATGAATACGCTTGGGCCAACCCATCGGGCACGGTCAATTCCGTTCTAGGACTGGCTAACTATCATGCGACTGGCACCGGTACGAACGCAGCAGCCACTACCGATCTGAAGCTCCAGACATGGGATTCAATCGCCGCCGTTGCTGGTACGCAATCTCTCGTATCGTCTGGTACAGCGCCTAGCTACCGTACAGTAGCCACAATCGCTTACACTGGCACAGAGGCTGTCACGGAATGGGGTTTGCATACGGGCGGTACACTTTCAAGCACAACAGGCACACCGTTTACTGCTACAACCGCAGCATCGGCGACGGTCACCGGTACGCCTTACACCGCGTCCAGCTCGACCGTAGCAGGCCAGCAAATGCAGGTTGTCCTACCGGGTACGACGAGCGTCTGGGGACTTGTGCTGTCGAATACGACATCTGTCCTAAACATTCCAGCTTGGTACAACGTCTCTAACGGCGCAGCAGGATCAACACCGGGAAGCACCGAAGCGTTTACATTACGGCCTGTCCTTTGGGACCGTAAACAGTTCGCGGCTATCAACGTACTGAATGGAGATAGTATTGCTTTTACCTATTCCGTCCAGATAGTTAGCGGCGGTTAAATAATAAGTATTAGTAAGTAGTCGAACGTATTACCTAGACAGGAGTTCCAAAAGGCTTTAAATGGCTGACGCGACAAGCAACATAGCCGTCTCACAAATAGCCAGCGGATCAGTCATTGGCTCTAATTCGGGCACCTCGTTGGTTGTCAGTGCTGGAGATGGCGCAAAGTTCCCAGTAGCTCCCTTCAACATCGTAGTATGGCCGTCTGGCGTCCAGCCAACCACGGCTAATTGCGAATTCATGCGCGTGACAGCCAAGTCAACCGACACCTTCACTGTTACGCGCAATGCCGAAACTGGCGGCTCGCTTCTGAGCATCATTAGCGCTGGCTATCAGGTTCAACACGGCGTAACCAAGAAGACGCTCGACGATCTGGCTGGCCAGCGTGTTGCCACGTCTACCATTGCGCCAAGCGGCAGCCTGGGCGACTACATCGGCAATGGCACAACAGACGATGTTGCCATCAATAACGCTCTTACCGCTACAGCAGGCTTGAGAATCATCCGAGCCGGTACTTATCAGGTGACGCAGAATCTTCTGCCCCAGACAGGCAGCGTGGTGTCCGGAGAGGGCTATGGAACGCAGCTTATCCTCGCTATTGGTAAAGTTATCAAAGTGGACCAGCAGAATAATGTTGTTATCCGTGATTTATACCTCGATCCGAGTGCCAACACGAGCACAAATAGTTACGCTATCTATATCGACCGAAGTAGTGACGTTACGGTCAAAGACGTTTTCATCAACCAGACCTTTGCGTATGGTATCTTCGTCACCAACCAGACTGCAGGCACGACCGTCAGCCGCTTCCGCTTCCTGAACAACCGAGTTGTAGGTAAATGCAACAACGATCTGATTGGTGGCGGTCCAGGGAGTACTACAAGCAACGTAACCGATCTCCTCATTCAAGGTAACTTCTTGATGCAGGACGCTACCCTGACCGGCGCTGGAACGTACATCAATGCGATAGATGTCGTGGCTCAGCAGAAGTCCACGATTATCAACAACGTAACCTACGGTGGCATTCTCCTGGGTGGAGAGAAGATACCTCATCTCAATGTTGACGTGATCGGCAACATCGTCAATCCTCCAAACGGCATCAGCTCGTCACTTGCCGTGGGCCAGATCGCTCTTTTATGCAATAACAGTGGCCAGAGCGCTGACTCGTCCAGTATCAACATAATCGGCAACCAGATAACCACTGGTAATATCTTCGTGCAGGGACAGACGGTCACTTCAAACCGAACGCGCAAAGTAGTGATCGCCAACAATAACATCGGCGGCACGAAGGTCGCCACTTGGACCGACCACAACTACGGCATCAATCTCCAGTATCTGGCTGACGTAAAGGTCGAAGGGAACGTCGTGGACGGCAGCACTAGGGGCGTCTACATTAACGATGTCCAGAATATCGATATATCAAACAACACTTTCCTGAACTGCACCACCCCGATTGTATTTGGCGCGACTGCCTCGACGAACGTCACCGGGCACAACAATTTCGGCATTAACCCTGACACCGAATACTCGGCCGGAAACATTACCGGCGCTGTGACGTTTGACCGCGTGAACGGCATACATCAGACTGCAACGCTCACAGGAAACATCACGGTCACAATTCCCTCCACGTACTTTAACGGTGAGCTTCTGACGCTTGAGCTGACGCAAGACGGCACTGGATCAAGAACGGTTACGTGGCCAGCGAATTTCAAGAAGGCTGGCGGAAGTCTTGCGCTTTCAACCGCTGCCGGAGCGACGGATATTATCAACATGAGGTGGGACGGCACGAACTGGGTCGAAGTCAGTAGGGCACTGAATGTTAGCTAGGATCATAGATGACGAGTAAGCTCTTTGGTGGTACAAACGTTTCACCCTCGACCAGCGCAGTCAACTTCATTCCTATTGGTGGTGTTTTCCAGTCTAGTCCGAACAGCACCGAGTCGGCACGCCAGCAGGGTCCATTCTCTAACTCGTTCAACATTACCGAGTTCTACGTCAATGCTACCCCAGCACCTACTACTGGCAAGCAATACGTTTATACTGTCCGCAAAAATGGTGTTGACACCGGTGCGACGGTTACTATTTCTGATACTGGCACGACGGCAACGTATAGCGGTAGTCCCGTCAGTGTTGCAGCCGGTGACGTATTAACTATCTCTATAACGCCTACGGGCACACCGACCGCACCGACGCTAATCTTATGGAATATGACAGTCAGTTCGGTCGGTTCGGACTTTGCGCAGCTCATTGGCGGCGCGAACACCACGTCTAACCTTTCGACCTCCGTTGCAAGTTACGCGGTTCTTACTGGTCAGTCAAACGGTGGCTCGACCTGGATGGGGACAGAAGCACCACAGGAAATCATTGTTCCAGCTCCTGGTACTCTGAGTAATCTCTATACAAACGCCGATACCGCGCCAGGCACCGGCAAATCGTGGACCATAACCCTTATGAAGAATGGGGTGGCCCAGACGCTATCTGCGGCGATCTCCGGCACTGGCACGACCGGTAACGATACAACGCATTCAATCAGTGTGGCTGCAGGTGATACGGTTTCTATTCAGGCTACGCCGAGTGGGACGCCTTCGGTTGGCCGTTTAGGATGGGGTTTGCAGTTTACGCCCACCACTGCCGGTCAAAGCTTCTTCGGCTTCAGTAACTCGAATGCACCGTCGACAACCACTACTCAGTACGAGCTGCCGTTAAACGTCGGTAACAATGGCTGGAACACAACTGAATCGATCAGACAGATGATCATTGGTGCCATGAATATCATCGGTATTTACGTTGCCATAGGCACAGCGCCAGGCACCGGAAAATCTCGTTCGTTTATGATGAGGCAAAATGGTGGTAACACGACGGCGACGGCAACAGTATCCGATACGGCCACTACAGCGAACACTACAGGTATCAGTGTCATCAGCGTTCAAGGAGATCTTTTCTCCTTACAATCGTCAGTAAGCGGCACGCCTGCTGCTGACACCGGAGGCGTGCATGTCGGCGTGCTCATGAACCTGCCTGCGACGTTCGGCATTGCCGGCGTTACCACGGATTTTCTGCCGGCGCTGACCTTCAACGGAGCGGGAACGCAGCCAGGCTCAATCGGCAATGCTGACCTGGTGCAGTCATTCCACGACACGAC